TTTTCCTACAAATCCACCAATACCATATTGGGGTATCGTTCCTAGAAATTGTTCATCAATCATGCATATCCTTTTTAGCAACCTATTATTTTCTGTTGAAGAGGCAAGGGGGCAAGACTTGTAGAACGCGAGCCTATTATAGGATATAAGTATATTGAAATTTATAGTATTGTGCAATGAAAATTAAGCGATGAAAATAGATATTGGGAAAGTACCCATCGTCCGCGTAACGTGGGCGGACGCCCGCGATATGGAGTCGGGGTGGTTGCCCATCAAGGATATCATGAAAGCGCCTCTTGCCAATTGCATGGATGTGGGTTGGTTGATGGTTAATAATGATGAAAAGGTTGTCATTATGCGGTCATGGTGTACGGACAAGGATGACGATGAGGGAGGCGGCGCTACCGCAATTCCCAAAGGATGGATTAGAAAAATAGAATACTTAGGAGTGATGTATGGAGAAACCACAAGCGACTGTAAATAACGTTTTTGCAAAAAACATTTATCAAGGTTCCGTTGAAAATTTTGAGAAACTGAACAAGGAAATTATTCCCCACATTGAAAGTTTTGTGAAGGAAAAACCAGGGCGGGTTGCCGCCACAACGGATGTCAGGGGGAACACGCGGGATACCGATTTGGAGGAAGCCAAGGACAACTTGCATATAGATGAAAAATATAAAAAAATTTTTAATGAAATAGGAGAACATATAAAAATATTCTTGCAGGTAAGGGGATATAATGAAAATAAATTCGATGCCCACATCATCAAGGCATGGGCGACCTACACGGCGAAGGATCAGTACATTGAAAGCCACAAGCACACGGCAAGTCATTTCAGTTTGATCTATTACGTGCGCGCGGAGGAAATGGGGGGCGTTAAATTTGAAGAGGAGTTGGCATCGCAAACAGGATTGTTCATCCCTCCCACCGATGAGTACATTACAAAATGGAATCAGTTCAATTATGCCAGTTATTTACTGGAGGCAAAAAACGGAAACATCGTCATCTTTCCGAGCATACTTTTGCACCAGACGGAAATAAACACGAAGAATGTGGCAAGAATAAGCCTCAGCGCCGATGTTCTACTGACCATGAAGAAGGGAATTAAGACGGAGCACTGCATTCCACACCCCGACGGATGGTTGACCATTTAATTTTAAATGTCAAGAAAACAATTTAGAAAAGATTTCTTGCAAAGATCTACACACATGTTTAAATTGGTTCTCACCCAAAAATTTTAATCAGGAGAAAAAATGGAAAATCAAGAAGTATTGAAGTCTATAGCTGTCCTCGCCGATAAGACAGGACGCTATCACGAACGACTAATGGCGGTTGAGAGAGACAATTTAAGACTAGAGAAAGAATTAAAAGACCATAAGAATGGGTGTAGTTGTAGCTCTCCTAAAGAAGAATTAGGTGTTACTGTGGAAAAGCAAACCCAAGTACATGTAGATAATTATAATAAAGACGATGATTGCCCTTCATGTGGGGCTTAGAGCTTCGTTTTGCCGAAAACGTCAGGGAGTTTAGTGACATCCACTCGAATATCCCTGGCAAAGTTTTCTTTCCAAGGCTTCCCGCAATCCTTACAATTGCCCGTGGCTAACTCCTCGGAGTCCACTTCGGCTTTACAATTCTTACAGTAAATTCTCTCAAATACTTCGGGCTGATAAACAGGAACTTCTTTCCCGTTTAATTTTTGTGTGCCGATTATTTTTCCTTCTTGAATTTTTTTCATTATGAAATTTCTAATAAACTAACGAGTATCTTTACGCCAGCTCCTGTTAGCTTTATAGCGTCCTGTGGTTCTAAGGCAATAGGTTGTGTGAGAATTTCTGATTCTGCACCATCCGTCAAACTGTCTTTGTATAATTCAATTTCTAGACTAGAATTGCTAAAATCCATAGCCGTCACTGTAGTTGTTACAGCTCCTCCGCTCTGGTTGGACAATCGAATGCTTCTCACTAAAGCTGTTGTAGGGGGGACGGGAGGGGTCGCTCCAGAGGCTGCGGTAGCAACCGTGTATACGGTTCCCGTGCCTGTTGCCGAAAAACTTAAATATCTATCAGCCAAGGAACCAACTCCTCGCTGAAGATTCGTCTTTTACATCTTGCTGAAAACCAAAATTAAGCTGCATAATAATTTGTTCCAATAATCGGATCAGCATATCAAATTGTGCCATGTCATATTCTTGTGTTGCATTGGGTAGTCGCGTTGTTGAAATTTTTGCCATTATCTGCCTCCATCGGGTTGAACATCAAGTCGCAAAGTTCCAAATCTCCAATTATCACTTAAAGCGTCACTTGTAATCTTTAAATTTGCTTGTCTTCCTCTTCCCCGTAAATTAAATTTTGTTGTTGTAGGGACAACCGTAGATGTTTTTATCACGGAAGTGGTTGAGGCAGGGTATGTTTTAAAAGTTAAATCCATATCCACGCTTCCTACCAAATTCTTAAAATCAGGAATTCCCCTTCCAATATGAAGGAGTTGCTGACCATCTCCTATGTCAAAATCGCCAGAAGTAATAAAAGCCGTAAGTGCTACACCGTCATCATCGGTTCCTGATTCCTGTTGATAGAAGGTCGATGCACCAGCCGTTAAACCAAGAACAGTTGGAGTTGTCGCTGTCGTCGTCGTTGAATATTTCGTTGCATAAGGAAATTCATAGACACCATAGTCTTTCCAAGCCGTTCTTGCCAGTGATCCAGTTGACCATACTTGTTCCAAATAGTTATAGGTGACATAACGATTAATTTGAGTTTGACCAGAGTTTCGGGCTGATTGGTAATGCTAAAATCATCAAAAACATAATCTTGCACACTGCAAGGCATTTTTTTAACCGCACCATCAAACATATAGAAGGAATTTTGTGACATCCAAAAAGCTGTTCCATTGACATCCACTGCACTGTGGACTGAGACAGCACCACAGTTGGCACCAATCTGATTTAAGGAGAAAACAAAAGGCACTCCTACAAATTGCATCGCGTGCAAGGATGTGTCTGTCCAAACCAAGATAGCTCCACGTGAACGAACCGCAGTCATAATTTTTGATCCGTCCTGAATACGAAAAGATCCCGATGTATTAATAAGACTTGGCGTCCAATCCGTGTAATCTTCCTGTGATGACCACCGTAAAAATAAAGGATCATTGGTTGAAGAGCTTCCAATTGTTGTCTCTGTTCCGAATAAAAAGACGTGCCTATCTGTTGGTGATACTAAAATAAATCGTGATGATGTTGGTGCTTGGGTAACCACTGCCGCACGTGTTCCCGTTCCAACGGAAGTATCCCACCGATACGTTCCACCGTCACTTACCGTTGCCAATAAATCCTCACCAAAATTATCAAATGACCATTCCCGTGCATTAATTGTCACGGTTGATGTTGACCGAGGCGTGTTCCATGTTCCCACATCCCATGCTCCCGTTCCCCATCCATAGCCATACGCAGATGCCGCCAAACCAATATTAATTTGATAGTTGGCTGTTCCTGCGCCGCCTCCACCTGATGTGGAACCAGATGCCGTGCCCGTATGAGTCACGGTGTAGACATTACTGCTTGTCACCGAAATAACTTCAAATTCCGCATTCATATCGAGTCCGTCAATCGCTGTAAAACTAGCAAAGGTGACAAAATCACCCACTAAGGCTCCGTGCGCCGTGTCCGCTACCGAAACTGTTGTTGTTGCGTTTGTTGTAAAAGGATTAGTCAAAGAGACGGGAGATCCCGAGCGCAAAGGCGTAATATCATACGCCGCTCCTTCACTGTAGACATATAATTTTCTATCCGTTCCGAGCGACATGTACCGTATGCCGTCCAAATCCGTCCAAGCGTGAAGATCTCTCACAACTCCTACGAGTGTGGAAGAAATAAGCTTGACCCATCCGCCAATCTTTTCTGGCAGTCCGTATCGAAACCGAACCATATCGGAATCCGTCCAACGCCCTTCGGCGCCGTACTCGGTATCCTGCTTGTCGATCCCTGGCTGAAATTGAATTTTAGTAAGTGGCATTAGACAATCCTCATAAATCTGTAATAAACTTCACCAGCGCCACCCGCCGCTCCCAATGAGGAACCTGGTTCTGTTCCACCGCCTCCACCGCCAGAGCCTCGTGTTCCCGCAGTTCCCGCTGTCGAGCCGTTAGCTCCACCCGTTCCTCCTGCTACATTTGTTGCATAGGAGGTGCCTC